ATCCACTCCATAATAATTATCTTCTAGTTCAGCAATATTATCAAGAATAGTTTCAGCATCAAAGTCAATGCTCTTTGTCATACAAATATAAGTGGAATAATGTGCGGCTTCTTCCTTTGATTTGAACTTTCCTATTCTTACTACTACTTCACATTCATCTTTATTTTTTAGTTTCTCTATAAATAATTTTGTTTGTTTTATTTTACTCATGTTGCTAGTGGGTGTGCACTTGGTAATAAATCTAAATCAAATTTACCACCTCTAAACTTACCTGTTCTTACAGCAAATAAAAAAGCATTTACTCTAGCATATGCCCATTGATCTGATGAAGTAACTCCAGGTCTAACACTTCCAGGATTTGTATTGTAAGCACCAACACCTCTTTTAAAAACAGATTCAAGCATACCTTGTGTTACTCTCTTACCTGCTTTATCTCCATGTTCTTCATTATGATCTTCTACTTTTTTAGCAAGACCTTTTTTAACAGCTTGTGAAATTGCTTTTTGTTCTACTTGATCTTCATAAAATTTATTTCTTTCTTTTTCTAATTGGTTTCTAACTTTAGTACTCCAACTAAATCCAGCATCTCCACCCCATAATGCCCAAGCTATTCTACCATTAGATGGATAACCTTTTTCTCCAACTCTAAAACCATCTGCCGCTTTATCACTTTCGTGTCTGCTGAAAAAACTAAACATTCTTCTAACAGTACTAGGAGATAATGTTTCTTTAGCAACAATTTGACTTGCTCTAGTTGCACCTATTCTAGTACCACCTCTGTTAAATTCTTTTCTCCAAGCAATACCTTTTTTAGCCTCTGTAACCATTGAGTCAGTAGGTGTTGTATTTATGTCACTAATGGCTTTCATGATCTCATCAAAATCTCCATCTTCATCTTCTACTAATTCTTCTGGTATAACTTCTTCTGGAATATCTTCGCTGATGTTATCTTCTGTCATGTCATCAGCTAAATTAAGAGGCATTAAATTTGCTGGTACTAATAAACTATCAGCACCCTCCATTGGTTCATAACCTAATTGCTCTCTTGCTTCGTTACGAGTTAGGATACCTTCTTTAACTCCAGCACTAACAGATTCAAAAACTCTTTTTCTTTGTTCTGCCATAGCTGGAATAGAATCAATATCATATCTTAATTCTAAACCTTGTTCATTGAACATAGGTACTAACCATTCATTTAGATCGCCCTGTATTCTGTCAAGCAAAGGAATAATTGTTTCATTATATAAAGCAAGTTTTGCTTCTGCAAAATTAGAATAAGTTTGTGAATCAGGAATACCTATAAGCTGACTTGGTACTCCATAAACTAAAGCAATATCTTTAGCTGACATATTTTTTAATTGTATAAAGTCCATGTCTTTAGGAGATAGACCCATTTCTTTCCACTCAAAATCTCCCTCTAATAACATTGGCTTACCAGCATTACCAGTTCCACTAAATCTTTGGTTAACATCATTCATTAATTGATTTCTTTGAACATCTGATAACTGAACATGACCACCTGTTTCATCTTTAGGATTAAAGATAACAGCACCACTTGGTCTTGCTCCATTTTGTAATAAATTTACATTATGTTTGTTTGCTAAATTATGTTGGTCAATATCAACACTTGATGCTTGCATAGGACTCATTCCATAATAATCATCTAATGGATTAAAAAGTTTTATATGTTTAACTTTAGACGCACCTGTTGATT